TACTTGTTGGTCTGAATAAAAAAAAGGGAAGACGGTCTGGTGAAAGACCGCCTCCCCCCGAGGTAACAATGCTTAACAAGGATCAATATAATGAGTCTAATTAGATTTGGCAACACTACATCTAGTGTTTCGGCAAATAATTTAGTCGAAGAGATTTCACGCCGCGTACCAAAAGGCGAACAAATTCGCATCCTACGGGATACGTTTCCTGCTGGGCGTGTGGCTGGTAATACATTTTACATCGGGTCACTGTTGGGCGATCCAGGGCAATCAATGAAGATTAATATTGACCCGCATTCGCCTCACTTTATGAAGGGGCAGGACTTCAACGGTGGTGTCGGGGTTGGCGGTATCGTAAAGATCCTGATGGAAGCCCGTGGTATGAAGTTGCCAGAGATCAAAGAAATGTTCGGGTCTTATCTGGAAAATTCAGGACCGCAAATTGTTCGGGATAACGGGCCGGTAGAGAACCCATTCAAACAGCAGTATAACGCAAACTCTCCATATGACGCTGAGTATGTATATACCAATTCAGATGGCGAAGTTCTGGTAAGCGTGAGGCGCTACAACGTCAGGGATATAAATGGCAACCCAGTGCTGAATACAGCAGGCAAGCCAAAGAAAGAGTTCCGTCCATTTATCGAAGGCGCTCCCTACTCGAAGTTTCCTGATGTGCGCCCGCTCTATAACATCCCTAATGTGCTGGCGTCTCGCCGTGTGATCTGGGTCGAGGGCGAGAAGTGTGCTGATGCTTTGAACACCAGAGGCTACACCGCTACCTGTACAATCGGGGGCGCTGGTGCGCTGACAAAGAAGACGGCTGCACAATATGATTTCTCTCCGCTAAACGGCAAAGAGCTTATCTTGTGGCCTGACAATGATCCGGCAGGCAAGAAGCTGGCCGATCTTATTCAGGATTTAGCGTTAGCCGCAGGCGTGAGATCGGTGACGATGCTGACACCGCCGCAGGGCAAGCCTGAAGGTTGGGATGCGTCTGATGCTATGTCTGAAGGCTTTGACATTGAAGACTTCTTGCAATCAAAAGAGAAGTCAAAGAAGGTTGCGATCAACCTGCTTGATGACACGTTTTCAGTTGCACGTTTTGCGGGTGATGCGCCAGTTCAGAAGTTCCTGATTGATGGCACGTTTCCGCTCGGGGTTCCAATTATCTTCTCGGCTGCGGGTGATGCTGGTAAGGGCATGATGACGCTAGATATGGGAATGAAGATTGCGTCAGGCAAGCCAATGGTGAATGCTTTTGGCGGTATGGTTAAAGAGTACGGTAACGTGGTGATCTTCACGGCAGAGGATGACGAGGCTGAAATGCACCGCCGTATTGATCGGCTTGATCCATTTCAAGAGCGTATGAATTACGCTTATGACCTGAAGGTTGTATCACTGCCGAATGTCGGGGGCGTGTTTCCTATCCTGTCTGACAACAACGGTGAGTTCACAACGAGTCAGGAGTTCGAGAAGATTTACGAACAAATCTTGCAGATGAGTGACCTGAAGTTAATCGTGTTCGATCCGCTGGCGTCTTTTGTTCATGCTGACGTTAATGCTGATCCGGCTGCTGGTGCAGCATTGACCGGACTGCTGGCACAGATGGCTACTGAAACAGGTGCGTCTGTCCTGATGTGTCACCACATGACAAAGATCAAAGATGATGCGGTAATTAAAACACCGGAGCAGGCGCGTAATCTTATTCGGGGTACGAGTGCGCTTGTTGACGGTGTGCGTTCTGCTTTTGCAGTATGGCAAGTTGATGCTGCTCGGGGTCAGAAGACCTGCGAAAAGCTCGGAGTTCCGTATCAGCGCAATACCTGCTTTGACGGCGCTGTTGTGAAGTCCAACGGGCCTGCCAGTAGAAATGTTCGGCATTTTGTTCGGGATCCAAACACGGGCCTGCTGGTAGACAGAACCGAACAAATTGAAGCTCTGGACTCGGGGTCTGCTCGGGAAGCGAAGCTCGATGCAATGTGTGATTGGATTATTCATTGTGAACGGCGCGGTATTGCTCTGACGCATATGAGTGGTAACAACGCAGTTGCTCGGCGTGTAGAAGATGCTGATGCGCCTGAAGTATTGCAGGGTCTGAGCAAGACAATTCTTGAAAGATATGTTCGGGAATTACAGCAGGCTAGACGCATTGATAAGTTCCAATTGACGACAACAGGTGGTAAAATCTGGCTCGGGGCAGTTGATGGGCCTATGGCTCGGGGTGAATATGAAGCAGTGACAGGGAGGGATAATGTCTAACATCGGGGATTTGTTCGGGGAGTATGCGACTCCATTCAAGAAAAGGGTGATGAAAGAGATTTCAGATAGAATTGAAGCTGCCCGTAAAAAACAAAAAATGACGCACATTACGAAGAATTGTTCGGATTGTGAGTCCGAGCAGGCTTGGTACAGCAGTGATTACGGAACGACATGGCAGTGCCATGCACACAAAAGGGATTGATATGAATAGAGCAGAAGTATTGGACACAGCGAAGGGCTATGTAACACAGGATCGCGCAGCAGATCACGGGGACATGGAAGATAACTTTAAAAATATCGAAAGCTTTTGGTATTTGTGGGACAGCATCAAGCCGGACGATCTGCCTATCGGGATGGACACAGCAGTAAAGATGACGCTGCTGAAGATTGCGCGAATAGCGTCTAACCCTAAACACGAGGATAATTGGGTGGACGGCTGCGGATATCTTGCTTGCGGCGGAGAGTTAGCCGGGAAATAACACGAACAATTTTACGGGTTTTGCGATGACGAGAAAAAACAAGAGCAGGCACAAGAGCATAGAAGAAAGGTCTTGGGGAAGTATCGAAGCTCATGATCGTGCGCAGCGAGAGCAGGATCGACTGGCGTGGCAGAAAGCGTCTGAGGGTTTGCCTGATGATGCGTTTGCTGATGATGTGCCAGACGATCTTGATCGTGACGGCTATGTATCTAGGAGCGCCACCCATGTGGCAAGTCAGAGCGTGTTGGAAGAATAATTATTTTTTTTAGTCCCGTAACGTCAAGTTTTAAAAACCTTGTGATACAGTGTAAGCATAGTCAATAAAGGCCATAGGCCGGAAGGAAAAGACAATGCTTAAATCAGTACAACAAGAACAGTTTTTTACCATGCCACAATATCCTGAGTTTGAAGGTGACATGATGCAGGATGGCTATCACATTAGAAAGATGGTCGAGAGTATCGCGTTTCAGGCAAAGGCTATGCCGCATATGCTCAGTGATCCTGATGATGAATACGTTCACAGCTTTCACCGCTTTACCGCCAATAAGTTTTTTGAAGCCGATGTCGATGTGGTTAGCAACAAGATCAATGAATGTTTAAATGACTTGATTTTAATTCACCAAGATGCTTATGATTTTGTCAGGCAGTTCGCCGATACCGATGAGGGTAAGCGTGTCAGGGCGGCTGTTAGTCAAAACATTGAGGCCGCCATTGAGTTGAAGCAGCGGCTAAAAGAAGTAATTGACAACATCAAAACACTATAATGCTTAAAGAAGGAGAAGGGCATGACTTACTTTTATAGGAGAATTAACTATACAGAACGTGATCTAGAAATTTATCATAAACGCGAAGTGGAAGGGCGCACACTGAAGTCTATTGGTGATGAATATGGTTTATCAATAGAACGGATAAGAGGTATTGCAGCAAGAATATACAGAATGAAATCGGCGGAAAAAGAAATGGGGCTACGCTGGTCAAACCCTAAAACAATGGCTGATATATGTTGGAGCAATGTTCGCATTCCAAATTGTTTTTATAACGAGAATGCTATGGATCTGCCTATTGAAGAGTTTATAAAAAATTTCAATTACCATAGGCTAATGCGTATTTCCAATTTTGGCAAAAAGTCCATAAAAGAAATTTGCGAAAAACTGGAAGAATACGGATACAAAGACATTGAACATTTACGGTCATATAAAGCTGCAAGTCGCCGAGAGTATGAAAAAGCTGCGTCACTTGAAGCAGTTAAGAAAGTTATGACATCATAACGCTATAACGTCACGGTGTACTGGAAGGGGGGTGTTGCACACCCCTCTTTTTATTGTTGACATCTTGTGCAATCATTGCTATATTACGTTAAATGCTTAACAACAGGAGGTC